CGGGTAGAATTAATCCTGGTGCAGGAACAACTTCAGTTCTTGATGGATACTTAAAAGGTATTATTACAGAAATTTCTGGAAGTAATGTATATGTTAAAGTTCTTTCCTATGTATCTGCAGCAGGAACTGAGACTCAGGTAGATTATCAACCTTCAGGTGTTTATGCTTTCTCTTCGAGTGGAAGCGTAGCAATCCATACAAGTGGACAAACAGTTTCAACCGGATCAACTTCATACACTGGAAGACTTGATTGGTTTGATCAGCAAACTTTAGGTATTACTAGCACTTCAACTATTTCTTGGAATAATATTGCACCAAGACCAGGAACTTCTGCATATGCTGCAGCAAGAGATTCAAGATTTGATGAAGTTCATGTAGTTGTAATTGATGCTCTTGGAACAGTAACTGGAAATGCTGGAACAATTCTTGAAAAGCATTTAAGTTTGTCTAAAGCAACAGATGCTGAGTTTTCTGTAGGAAATCCAGCATACTGGAGAAAATATATTGTAAATAACTCAGAATATATCTTTGGGCTTGGTGCTCCAACTGGAATTGTTACTACAGGATATAGCAGTGGATTTAGTTTAGAATCTGATGTTGCTTGGGATCAAGAAGCAGAAGGTATTACTTTTGCTGCTGCTGGATCATCTACAAATACTCTTATTGGTGGTAAAGATTACAGTGGAGCACAAGATCTTAATTCTTCAGGTTCTTTAACAGCTACTCTCGGTGAGTTATCTGATGGATATGATTTATTTGAAAATGCAGAAAACTTTAAAGTAGATTTTCTCTTAATGGGATCTGCTGCTTATGATATTTCAACAGCACAAGCACTTGCCAATAAACTCATTTCAGTTGCAGAGTTAAGAAAGGATGCGATTGCATTTATCTCACCATATAGAGGTGCTGCTTTATCGGACACTTCAGTTCAAACTGCAGTGACAGTAAGATCTGCTGCCGACATTACTGATAATGTAGTTGAGTTCTATGCTCCAGTTTCTTCATCTTCTTACGCAATCTTTGATAGTGGATACAAATACATGTATGATAGATTCTCAAACACCTTTAGATATGTTCCACTAAATGGTGATATTGCAGGATTATGTGCTCGTAATGATATTAATAACTTTGCTTGGTATTCCCCTGCAGGAACTTCTAGAGGTGCAATTCTGAATGCAGTTAAACTTGCATATAATCCGACAAAAACTCAAAGAGATACACTCTATTCAAATAGAGTCAATCCAGTAATTTTCTCACCCGGTGCAGGAATTATTCTGTTTGGTGATAAAACAGGTCTCGCTAAGGCATCGGCATTTGACAGAATTAACGTTCGTCGTTTGTTTGTTTATCTTGAGGATGCAATTTCTCAAGCAGCAAAAGATGCTCTCTTCGAGTTTAATGACGAAATTACTAGAACAAACTTTGTAAATACCATTGAACCATTCTTGCGTGATGTTCAGGCAAAGAGAGGTATTTTTGATTATGTCGTTATTTGTGATGAAACAAATAACACTGCTGCGGTAATCGACAACAATGAATTTGTTGCTGATATCTACATCAAACCAGCAAGATCAATTAACTTCATTGGTCTTAACTTTATTGCCACCAAAACTGGTGTTGACTTTGAAGAAGTAATCGGAAACTTTTAATTTAGAGGTTTAAACTACTATGGCAACTAGACAACAATTAAATCCACCTCCACTAAGAAAGATTACTGACTTCAAAAGTAAGTTAACAGGTGGTGGTGCAAGAAGTAACCTTTTTGAAGTTGTTCTTTCATTCCCAGACATTGCTCCAGCAGATACTAATGTTCTCGACAAAGCAAGATTTTTAGTTAAAGGTGCAAATTTACCAGCATCAAACGTTGCTCCTATTGATGTTCCATTTAGAGGAAGAACTTTAAAAGTTGCTGGAGATAGAACTTTTGAAAGTTGGACAGTTACAGTTATTAACGATACTGATTTTGCAATCCGTTCTGCTTTTGAGAACTGGATGAACAGAATCAATAGAGTATCCGATAACACTGGCGTAACTGATCCTACCGCATATACAGCGGATGCATTTGTTTACCAACTTGATCGTGATGGATCAACATTGAGAGCGTATCATTTCTATGATATTTTCCCAACTTCAATTGGTTCAATAACTCTTGATTATGGAACTAGCACAATTCAAGAATTCCCAGTAGAGTTTCAAATTCTTTGGTGGGAAGCAGTTAAAGGAGATTCTCCTGCTGCTGGCGGTCAAGATATTAACTAAATATATCATATAATCAGTTTAAATTTATAAAATGGCGAAACTTTTTGGTTTTTCGATTGAGGATAACGAACAAAAATCCAAATCTATAGTCTCCCCCGTTCCTCCTAACAATGAGGACGGGGTTGATCATTTTATTCAATCTGGATTTTACGGACAATATGTTGATATTGAGGGTGTTTATAGAACAGAATATGATCTAATTCGTAGATACCGTGAAATGGCACTTCATCCAGAATGTGATGGTGCTATTGAAGATGTGGTAAATGAAGCAATTGTTAGTGACCTTTATGATTCTCCCGTAGAAATTGAATTATCAAACTTAAACGCTAGCGATAGATTAAAAGAAGTTATAAGAGCAGAATTCAAATATATTAAAGAAATTTTAGATTTTGATAAAAAATCTCATGAAATTTTTAGAAATTGGTATATAGATGGACGTTTATTTTATTTAAAAGTCATTGATCAAAAAAATCCTGAAGCGGGCATTCAGGAATTGAGATACATTGACCCAATGAAAATAAAGCATGTTCGTCAAGAAAAAAAGACGGGTAATGATTTAAATGGATCTAGAAATTTAAATTTATTATCAAGATCTTTTGGTCAAGAGCAAGAATATAATTTTCCAGAAATTGAAGAATATTTTATTTACACCCCAACTCCAAATTTTCCAACTGGAACAATTAGTGGTGGATCTAAAAAAGGAGTTAAAATTGCTAAAGATTCAATTACATATTGCACATCAGGATTAGTAGATAGAAATAAAGGAACAATTCTTTCATATTTACATAAAGCAATTAAAGCACTCAATCAACTTAGAATGATTGAGGATTCTCTTGTCATTTATAGATTATCTAGAGCACCAGAACGTCGTATTTTTTATATTGATGTTGGCAATCTTCCAAAGGTAAAAGCAGAGCAATACCTTAAAGAGGTAATGAGTCGTTATCGTAATAAACTTGTATATGATGCAAATACTGGCGAAGTTCGTGATGATCGCAAGTTTATGAGTATGCTTGAGGACTTTTGGTTACCTAGAAGAGAAGGTGGTAGAGGGACTGAAATTACAACTCTTCCAGGTGGTCAAAATCTTGGAGAACTTGCTGACATAGAATATTTTCAGAAAAAACTTTATAGAGCACTAGGTGTTCCTGAAACAAGAATTGCAGGTGGCGGAGATGGATTTAATCTTGGTAGGTCATCAGAAATTCTTCGTGATGAATTAAAGTTTTCAAAATTTGTAGGAAGATTAAGAAAGCGTTTTGCAAATCTATTTAATGATATGCTTCGCACTCAATTACTTCTTAAGAATATTGTTTCTTTAGAAGATTGGGAAAAAATGAGTGACCATATTCAATATGATTTCTTATATGATAATCATTTTTCAGAATTAAAGGAGGCAGAACTTTTAACAAATAGATTAACTTTAGCAACAACGATTGAACCTTACATTGGAAAATATTATTCTACAGAATATGTTCGCAAAAAAATCCTTCGCCAAACAGATTCTGAAATTATTGAAATTGATTTTCAAATTGAAGATGAAATTTCAAAAGGTATCCTACCAGATCCAAATGCACCAGTAGACGAAATGGGAAATCCGCTGCCACCTGAAGAGGGGGCAGGTCAAGCAATTGAGCAAGGTGCTGGTGGTGAAGTTCCTATAGAACCAACTGTAAACGTTTCAGCAGCAGAAATTCCACAACCCAAAGGTGGCAAAATATAAATAGTCCTATAATAATAAAATAAATTTATGGAAGAACTTATCGACTTGATTGCATCTGATGGATCTCCAGCAGATGTTTCTGACAAAATTAAAGAATTGCTATATGCAAAATCTGCAAGTAGAGTAGATTCTGCTCGACCACAGATTGCTTCAATGATGTTTGGTGAAAATGATACTACCGGAGATAATGAATAATGGCAATAAAAGTTGTTCAAAATGTAAATAGAATCTCTCCTACAGTTTCTGTAGCAGCAACGAGCAATCCTATTGCATTAAAAAGTGGTTATATTAGGGTTGCTGCTGGATTAACAGCAGTTTATGTAGAAACTGGAGGAAATCCAGTTGCAACTACAAATTCTTTTTATATTTCTCCATATGGAAATGAAGTATTAAAAGAAAGAATTGCAAAACAACAAATTGTTGGAATTGCTACTGGAACATCAACTGTTGTTACGTTTAATACTAATGCAGGTAATCCATTCTTAGTTGGAGATTATGTAACAATTGAAAATGCTCAACCTGCAGGAATTAATACAGTTCATCAGTTAGTAATCGCAACTACTGACGAAACAGTCACTATTGCTACCAATACTACATCAGTTGCTGGGATAATTACAGCAACTGGATCCACCCTATCAAGAAGTGTGAAAGTTTCAGCTCTTGCAGATAATAGTTCAACAAATATAAGCATCACAGAAGTAGTTCAATTAGTTTCCGAATAAAATGAAACTCATCACAGAAGAAGTCTCACAAGTAAAGTTTATCACCGAAGGAAAAGGTTCCAATAAAAAAATGTTTATTGAAGGTATTTTCCTTCAAGGTGATATTTGCAATCGCAATGGAAGAATGTATCCAATGGAAACTCTTTCCCGTGAGGTAAAGAGATATACGGAGGCATTCGTCAATAAAGGTCGTGCTCTTGGAGAACTCGGTCACCCTGATGGTCCTACTGTCAATCTTGATCGTGTTTCTCACAAAATTGTTTCTCTTACTGCAGAAGGAACTAATTTTAAAGGTAAAGCACAACTTCTCGAAACCCCAATGGGTAAGATTGCAAAATCTTTAATTAGTGAAGGAGTTTGTCTTGGAGTTTCTTCTCGTGGTGTTGGTTCATTAAAAATGACCAATGAAGGTCATAAAATTGTTGGTGAAGATTTTATGTTAGCAACTGCTGCTGATATCG